CGGCTCCTGTCAGTGATGACAAGAACGGTCTTTCCATCATTCATAGAACTCTCTCACTTAACAACACCTGGAATCAAACCAGGAAGCTTGCGCTATAATTCACTATTTAGCTAAATGAGCATCATAGATGATTACTCTTACCATTCTAAGGCTTCACTGCATTGACGATTCGGATTTCGTCAACGGCCTTGCTAGACATTCCCGTAGCGGGTTCATCCAACAATTTACTCCGAACATCAACCATACGGCAATAACGGAAGAAAAAGTCGGTCCAGTCCTGCGGAAAATACAGGTCCAACAAGTAATGCTGAACAGGTTTCATGACATCTAGACTGTCGAAATACTGTTCGAGTTTGATCTGATGTTCTATCAATATCCCAAACGTATCCTGCATCAACTGCCTAGTAGCAATGCCAGGCTGCTTTTCAACAAACTTGGTTTTCATTGCTTCCAATATGAGGTCGCGCTCCCATACGCCGAACTGTCCAGGAACGGCACGGACTCCTTTCGTCATCCGCATCAAATATTTTGCATATGAGGTCAAAATAGGGCAACCATTATATTGGTAGAGTATAGATAGAGCTTTGCACTTCAATAGCTCTTGTTTTCTACGTGGACTACTCTTGACATAAAGCCTGTTGGTCCAACCAGTATTACAGAGTACTTTCAAAGGGTTTGATATGTTGATTAGGTCCTCTTTTGCGAATATAATCCCGCAAAATGAAGCACGGGAAAAATCGTCATGGATTTCCATCTTGATTGTGAACCCAAGGTCCCTAAATTGCTTCTCACTTGGAAACTCACAATCCATAGTGAAAAGCCCATCATCCCCTTCTACGATCCCTGCAACATCAGTTGCACCGTTCTCCTCAGCTAGAAACAACATGACCATTAGGTTACTAAAACCATTCCCTAAAGAAGTGTTCATTTCACCAGACATGCGTGTCGCTTCCAAAATTATGGAGAAGTATTTATTTTTGATGTCATTTGTGCCTGCAACGTACTTACGGATCAATTGCATGAATTCACGACCGTCAGGTAACTCACTCGTCATGTACTCATACAACTCACACTCGCAAGATAACATCATCTCCCTAACAAATGCAGTTTCGAAAGATGAATAATCTGTGGCCATGAACTTTCGTCCGTGACCAATCAAATTAGCGATGTAGGCAAGTCTATCGTTAACAGGTACCTTCTTGATAAAGTAAGGCAATTTGAAAAGTTGTTACTCAATTAACTTGAAGATGGGTCCAGTAGCACACTTAAATTCATCAACCCTTGAGTTAATGCCTCTAGCGTATTTATACTCTGGATAAGCTTCATCCTTAAGAAACATCTTAACATAGTGATTCCGTTTTTCACGAATATCAGGATTTGCATTCCATTTTCGTAAAAGTTCCTGTTTACGGGCATCAGTATAGTTTGTTTTGGCTAACCAACTCACAACAGAGGTGTCTAAACTCGAATCGAGAGGAATTAGATTCTTTCGAACCCATTTCCTCACAAAACGATTAAAACGCCTGAGAGTTTGTCGATTTATTGGCGGTGGGGACGTACAGAAGCGCTTTGCAGCTCCGGCTTTCATGTTTGCAGGATCATTCGTGTCAGGTACGGGTAAAGCAGCCCCCTCAACATGCGGTCCTAATGAACCCCGCATTGCTGGGCGACGCACGAGCTCTATTTCCGAATAAGTGCTCATTTTACAATCCGCTTTTACTTTTGGTATATCGGGAAGATCAACCTCCCCAACACGATAACCATACAAAACATGATTCGTTAAGCCGGGCCCCTGTAAAAAGGAAGTTCGGCTGTCTTCTGTCTCGACTGACAATACACTCCATATGCCACATGAACAGTGTTAGCTACAACGTCTTCCTGGCCAATAAAAGAAAAACGATCAACATTCACTGTGCACAAGTTACGTGCTGCATATGACAAGCGTTCTGAAGCGACCTTGTCGTCGATAGTCGGCATGGCATTCGAATACGTAGCTAGTTGTGAAAGTAGCTCCACTGACACAATCAACTGTTGTTTTGTCAGTGTTGCACCACCCACTTTCCTCCACCAATCGAAACCAATTCTTTCGATTTGGTAACGAATTACGATGTGTACTGATTGAGTGTATTCACAATTTCGCATCGATGGATCAACGTGCTTAAGTTTACCTCGAGCCAATTGATCGTTTCGCATGTCATACTGTGGTGCTGGGAGGACCGGTCCATGCACTCGGTACCTGTATCTGGTCCTAGACCATAATTCAAGTCGTCCGAGAGTCAAATAAATCCCAACATAGAAAAGGGACATCCAATAGTGGTAAAGTGGAAAGAAAACTATGTAGTACGCCAAATGCGCAGAGAAAATGATGCCCTCTGCCTGAACATAGAATGCTCTCCACGAGTCACTTAAAAGGATGCTGAAAAGGAGTATTATCATGTAAACAAATGTGGTAAGTATTCTGACATACCTACCAATTCGGAACCATAAGGATCCTTCACTCCATTCCACAACGAAGTCCCGAGATGCTTGAACACGATCATGAGCATCAATGGGAGTCCCCTGAACTTCCCTCTCATGCGGTTTCGGCTTTTCCCGATCCTTCTGCAACTCCTTGATCG